CTCCGTCGGTCTGCCCACTGCCATGCTGCACGAATGGTCGGCCTTGCCCGAACCGCTTGCACGCCTTGCCCACGTTGAGGGCGCATACCTGATCGCTCACAACGTCGAATTCGAGGTCGGGATCAACGGACGGCTTGGCATCGACGTGCCGAGCAGCCGTTGCATCTGCACGTCCGCGATGGCATCATATTTCCGCCTGCCACCCAATCTCGACGGCTGCGCCAAGAAGCTCGGCCTCGGCAGCAAACTCGAAGAGGGCAAGCACCTGATCGACAAGTTTTCGATCCCTGACGCACAGACCGGCTTAATGAACACCTGCCCGCCTTGGATGATTGACTCGATGCTTGAGTATTGCATGCACGACGCCGAACTGTGCATGGCGGTGTTCATGCGCATGCAGCAGGTCTTCCCAGAGTCCGAACTTGAGGTGTTCCAATGGCACCTCGGCGTCAACCGTCGCGGAATCCCGATCGATGTCGAACTGCTGCACAAGAGCCAAGCCGTGGTTGCACGCCTCGACTCTGGTGTCCGCCTGCCTGCATCATTCGACAAGTCAAAGCTCACCAGCGTGCCGTTCATCCGCGCATGGTTGGCCGAGCGGAAGATCACTGCCAACGATCTGCGCAAAGAGACGGTCGAAAAGCTGCTTGGTGGCAAACTGACCAATGAGGTCCGCGCTGTGCTGATGTCGCGACTCGCGATCAGCAAGGCCAGTTTTGACAAGCTCGACTCCATCGATGCCGCCCGCGTGGGCAATCGCATCTTGGGTGGTCATCGCTACTACGGTGGCCACACTGGTCGCTTCTCATCCGGTGGCGTCCAAGTGCAGAACATCGCCAAGCCCCGCTACGGGCTGAACGTCCGCGACTGCATCACCGCTGTGCTTGAAGAGGACGTGCCGCTGCTGACCAAGATCACCGACGGTCGCCCAGCCGATGGCGTCGTGGCATGCATGCGCCCGATCATCAAGGCTCCCGATGGTGAAGTGTTCATCATGGCCGACTACGGCCAGATCGAAGCACGCGGAGCTATGTGGCTGGCTGGCGACGAAAAGCACCTCGCCATGTGGCGGCTCAATACGGACATGTATTGCGTGATGGCATCAAAGTTGTTCAACCGGCCAATCACCAAAGCAGACGAGAAGGAACGCGATGTCGGCAAGCGTGCCGTCCTTTCGTGCTGCATGCAGATTGGTGGCGAGCGGTTCGAGGAAGATTGCAAGGAGAAGTACGGGCTCGACCTGTCAGTCTTCGGCCTGACTGGTGACAAGGTGGTCAAGGCGTTTCGTGACGAGTTCCCAGCCCTCGCCGCCTATAAGACCGGGCTCTGGGCAAAGTTGCAGGCAGCGATCCTGCGCGTCGCCCGCGACCACGAGGAAACGACCGTGGCCGGAATCCGCATGACCTTCACCAGCGCTGGTCACGTCCAGGCCCGCCTGCGCTCTGGTCGCTGCCTCTTCTTCCGCGACACACAGATCGTCGAGGGTCAGTACGGTGAAGAGGTCACCTACGCGAACTGGAACACCAAGATCCGCCAGTACACCCGCGAGGGTCTGTATGGTGGGTCACTGACCGACATCTTCACCCAGGCCACTGCCAGCGATCTGCTCCGTCACGCCGTGCTGCTCATGGACAAGACACCCGGTGCGCCGACCATCGTCGCTCATGTGCACGACTCGGTCATGGGCTGCTGCTCCATCGATCGGAAGGACGAGGCCAAGCGTGTCCTGTCCGAGTGCATGACCGCCGCGCCTGATTGGGCAGCGGGCTTCCCGATCAAGGTCGATATCGGCATCGCTGATCGATTCATGAAGTAGTCGCGTCACCCGTTGCAACACCCACACCCGACGATACTGTCGGGCCTACACCACGAGGACCATATGCTAGCTCCCTTCACCAAGCCCTGTCACGCCTCCGTCCTGATCGACGGTCAGTTCGGTTCCACCGGCAAGGGGCTGATTGCCGCCTATCTCGCCGGTCTGAATGACTGCGACATCGCGACCACGAACGCCTCGGCCAACGCCGGTCACACCACCGTCATCGGCAAGCGCAAGTTCGTCTGCTTCCACACCCCGACGTTCGCCGCAATCAACCCGACTACCAAGGTTTACCTCAACGCTGGCGCGATCATCGATCCCGACGTGCTGCTGCGCGAAATCGAAGAGTTCGACCTTGCCCACCGGCTCGTAATCCATCCTCACGCCGCGATCATCACCGATGCTTGCCGTGAGTTCGAGAAGGACAAGACCAGCGGAGCAGCCAAGATCGCGTCGACGCAGAAGGGCGTTGGTGCGGCACAGATGGCCAAGATCAGCCGCAAGGGACCAGTTGCGAAGGACATCGCTTCGATCAGCCGGTGGATCGGCACGCTCGACCTCAACAGGAAGATGGACCTCGGAGCCCGCGTTGTGGTCGAGGTGCCGCAAGGCTTCGGCCTGTCAGTGAACTCTGGCTTCTGGCCTTACACGACCTGCCGCGAGGTCTCGGTTGCGCAGGCTCTTGCGGACGCCGCAATCCACCCGTCATTCCTCGGTTACACGATGATGACCGCCCGCACTTTCCCGATCCGCGTTGGCAACCTGATCGACAAGGAGACCGGGAAAGAGATTGGCTATTCAGGCCCGGTGTACGACGATCAGAAGGAGCACACCTGGGAGGAACTCGGTCGCGAGCCCGAACTGACCACCGTCACCAAGCGGATCAGGCGCATCTTCTCGTGGTCGGACAAGCAGTACCAGCACTCGCTGTCGGTGCTGCGCCCTGATTACGTCGCGCTCACCTTCTGCGACTACATACCCTCGGCTGACAAGCTGTGGGAACTGGTCAGGCGCATGACTCATGCTGGCAAGGTGCCGACCCTGCTGTCCTGCGGACCGGACGTCGCGGACGTCTACACGACCTCCGCGATCGACGACATGGCCATGCGCCTCTTCGCGCAGGGCGGTGCCAAGTGAGCGACGAGAAGACCTCACCGCTCTGCTTCGAAGACTGCCGCCCCGCACTGCGCCAGTTCGCGATGCAGATGGAGCGAAAGCTACGCGACAACGACCACAAGACCGAAGCGACGCAGATGCCGACCGAACTCCTGCTGCGCAGGTTGCAGGCTGAGGTCCTCGAACTCGAAGTCGCCACCAAGTACGAGGGCGAGACGGCAGTCAGGAGCGAAGCCGCCGACGTGGCCAACTTCGCGCTGTTCGTCTTCGCCCGTGCGGCAAAGATGACGATCAAGCGGGACGCATGAAGGACCTGCGCACTCTGTCCCACGTCCCGCGTTGGGTCGTGCTTCGCGTCATCCACCGGCAATCGGTGGCTGACCACTCATACTATGTCGCGGTTTATGCCTCGCTCATGGCAACGACTGAGGACCTCAGCGATGCCGCCCGGGCTGGCCTGCTCGAATACTGCCTGTTCCACGACATGGCCGAATCCTTCACAGGCGACATGCCCGGTCCGGTCAAACGCTCATCGTGCGACCGGGTCAAGCTCAGCGCGTACGAGGACGCGGGGCTGGTCAATCGCGGGCTTGGCTTCGCAGTGACCGACCCGACTCCGTTCGTCAAGCGGTTGTGCGTCATCGCCAACCTGCTCGATGAGGTGTGTTATCTCAAGGGCGAAATTCGCCTCGGCAATCACGAAGCCCGGGCGGCACTGGTGCTCAGCATGGTCAGGCTGGCCAAGGCTCGCACTTCGTCTGACTTCTTGCCACTTGATCCAAACACCGAAAAGCTGATCGACGAAATCATCGCGTGCGAATCGCTCGACCAGAGCCTTCCGATCGAAACCACCACACCAGACAAGGCATAACCATGGACCACCTCAGTCAGAGCGGAGCTTGTGCGTTCCGCAATTGCCGCAAGTTCGCATACCTCCGCTACGAACAGAACCTCGCCCCGAAGGCGGAGGACGACACCGTCCTGTCGCTGGGCAAGCTCATTCACAAAGGACTCGAAGTCCTGCTGCTCTCGCGCAAGACTGGCAAGAAGATCAACATCGACGCGATCGTCGATGCGATGAAGACCGAGAAGCCGAAGAACCCGCACCACGTCTTCGTCGCGGTTGAAGCTGTGAAGGCGTACGACAAGCGTTGGCCCGACAGCGAGTACGAAGTCTACTCGGTCGAGGACGAGTTCGAACTTCCACTGCTGAACCCCGACACCAACAGCCCGTCGCGGACGTTTTACCGCACGGGCAAGATCGATGCGATCTTCCGCAAGAGGGTCGATGGGACGTTCTGGCTGGTTGAACACAAGAGCGCTGGACGCGTCGATGCCGCATACATGCGCAAGCTGTGGCTCGACTTCCAGATCGCGTGGTATGTTGATGCAGCGCAGCGGTTCCTCGGCAAGCCACTCGCTGGTGTGATCTACGACGTCTTGATGAAGCCCGCCACTGCGGACCTCGTGCCCGACAAGGGCGAGACCGAAGGTGAGTTCGAGGAACGTCGCTCGAAGCTGAAGAATCCGAAGGCTGGAAAGCGGAAGATGCCCGAGACTGAGGCCGAGTTCGAGGCCCGCGTCGTCGAGTTTTATACGAGGCCCGAAGCGTTCGTGCGCGAAGAGGTCCTGCTCAGGGAGGAAGACATCGTGACGATGCTCAAGGAGGCTTGGGACATCGGGCAGGCTTGGATCGATGCGCGGTCCAAGAACCGTTGGTACCGGAATACGTCATTCTGCTTCCAATGGAACAAGCCCTGCATCTTCCTCCCGATCTGCCAGTCCTACGACAACCCGCTCGTCATCGAGTCGGGATTCACCAAGCGTGATAGCTCCGCCCAAGCGACTAAACCGGCCTTCTGACCGGTTGATCGCTCGCGGCAGCGCGTTACGATCCCACCCATACAGGTGAGTCCCGACCTCTGACAGGGACAACAAGGAGGGCGCAATGCCCATATCGAAGAACACCACCCGGCCAGCGCTGCACAAGCAGACCGGCCTGATCTACGGACCGCCGAAGGTCGGCAAGTCCACTCTGGCAAGCCAGATCCCCAAAGCCCTCTTCCTCGCCACCGAACGCGGGCTCGACCAGTTGCCCGCTGATCGCTGGCAGAATGCTGACGGCCAGTACGTCATCACCACCTGGGATGACCTGCTGCTCGCCACCAAGGAAGCCGTCGAGTCGAAGTACGAGGCGATCATCCTCGACACGATCGGCAACGCCTGCGCCCTCTGCGACGCCTATATCTGCACCAAGAACGGTGAAGACTACAAGGGCGACGGCAAGCTGGGCTACGGCAAGGGAACCGCGCTCATCATCAACGAACTGAAGCGCTACCTGACCAAGCTGTCGGCTCAGGGGCTCGGGGTGTGGATGCTGGCACACAGCACCACCAAGACCGAGACCAAGCGCACCGGCAACATCGAGAAGGTCGTGCCCTTCCTGCCCGGCGACAACAAGGCTGGTGAACTCTACAACGCGATCGTCGGCATGGTGGACAACGTCTGGTTCATCGAAGTTCCAGCCGGTGGCACCGCCCCGCTCCTGCACACCAAGCCGGGCGGAACCTTCGACGCTGGCGACCGCTCGGGCCGACTCCCGACCGGGCTCGCCACCGACGCCCACACCTTCGAAACCCTGACCAAGGCGTATGCACCCGCTGCGCCTGCCGCCCCCGCCTCCACCACCCACACCGCGAACAGCAAGAAAGCCTGACCCCATGGGACTGCAAGATCTCGACGACCTCTACGACAAGACCGAAGCCGCCGTCAGCAAGGGGCCGCTGCCCGACGGGAACTACGAAGCCCACCTCGACCGTATCGAACTGACGCAGTCATCGAACGGCAACGACATGCTCGTGTTCGAGGTGATCATCGACGAAGGCGACTTCGCCGGTCGCCACCACACCTTCAACCGCGTGATCACCGAACAGACGCTCTCCTACGTGAAGTCCGACCTCAAGGTGTTCGGCTACACCGGCAAGCTGTCCGCCCTCGAAGACCAGAACAACCTCACACCGTTCCTCGACAAGAAGCTGCAGGTCGCGATCCGCTCGAAGGGGCAGACGGTCGTCAACGGCAAGACCTACGACAACAAGAACACCTATATCAACCCGCCGAAGGGAGCCAAGCCCGCTGCCGCCCCCGCTCGTCAGGCCCCCGCCCCGGCTCCTGCCCGCGAGGTCCAGGCGGTCGTTGATCCGCCCGCCGCCCCGGCTGTCACCCCTCCGCCCGCCGCCAACAGCCGCACGGGCGGTATCACCAAGCGGACCGTGGTCAAGGGACCCAGGGGCGGGGGCGACGAGCCCCCCTTCTGACGCCCCGTCCTGACCCACGGAAGACACAGGAGGGGCTGCCGGTACTCTGGTGGCCCCTCCTGCGTCCTGTGACCTCGGAAATACCTTCCTGCGCAACGGAGACACCATGACGACCACCCCACCCCCTGCCGCCCCCGCCGCGATCGACCAAACCCTCGCGGAGAGGGGCTCCCGATATGGCTCCTTCGAGGGCCATGCCCGCGTCACCCAGGCGATCAAGGCGGTCATGCGCAACCACGACCGTGCCAAGTGGGACGGTTTGGCCCATGATCAACGCGAGGCCCTCGAAATGGTTGCCCACAAGATCGGGCGGATCATCAACGGAGACCCTGACTACGAAGATTCCTGGCGCGACATCGCCGGGTACGCAACCCTGGTCTCGACCCGGTTGCTCAAGGAGCAGGCCAAGCCCAAGCAGCAGACCATCCTCACCATCATCGGGCAAGAAGACGATGGCCAGCCCGACTAAGCCCGATTGGCAGGCCATTGGCAAGAAGTCGGCCAAGGATGGCGAACTGACTGAGAAGGATGTCGCTGCAGCACTGACCGCCCGGGGGCTGCTCATGGTCGAGCGAGTCGAGACCGGATGGAAGGTCCTACGCGGGCCGGGCGGACGGATCACCGCAGCCTTCCCGATCAAGAAGGTTGCCGGTGATTTTCGTGCTGTCCTGCCCGGTGGGCGGTCGGTCTTGGTCGAGAGCAAGCTGCGCAAGGGCGAGCGACTCACCTGGACCGATTTTCAGAAGCACCAACACGAAGCACTGATCGAACACCACACGATCGGTGGCCTGTCGCTCGTGGCCTGGACCTGTGACCACGGGCTCGTGATCATCGAGTACCACAGGCTGCTCGAACTCGGATTCAGGCCCAAGCATGGCCTGTCGTGGGAAGAGGTCTCAAGCTGTGCCACCATTCCACAGCCCGTCGTGCATGACCGGGACACAGCAGGGTAGCACCGTTGCCTCAGGCCAAATGCTGATCGGAGCCCCCACACCAGACAAGTAGTTCGATCCAGAGGTCGGATCGATCACTTCATTGCCGATGACGAGAATCTCGTCCGCGACTGCCGGACCGCTCAGGGTTATTTCCACCCAACCGGCAGCCCCGAGCGGTGGCGGGCTGGCAGTACCAAGAACAGCCCAGCCGCCACCACCACCTGTGCCAAGAAGGAGCGGTTCGATGAACGCCTGTTCTCCTTGCACGACTCCGCGAGTCAATGTCAGGTTCCCACCTGTGAGCTTTGGGTATCGGGTGTTCGGGACGCTGTTTGCTGTGGACGCGCTGACAGTCTCCTTGTCACCAAACAAGCGTCGCGGCCCAGCCAAGCGATAAACCAAGCGGATGTACCGCGAACGGGCAAAATAGATCGGGTCAGCCTCAAAGTAGACGTATGCCTTGCGGATTGCGGTTGGCCACGTGATAGCCAATGCCCATGGGCCACTCCAAAATGATGACCACTCGTTTTGGTACCAAAGATACGTGCTGACTGTGCGACCTTCAGGAACGGGAGTGACTGATGCGACTTCGCCAGTGACGTCATCAATGGTTGCGGAGAAAAGCCAACCGTTCACCGCAGGCATCACGATCATGTTGCCATAACCGGGGGTTCCAGCCACGTCTGTGCTGCCCCAATTGGTCCCGTCCCATGTCCACTCTGTTTTGAACGCAACACCAGTGAGGGACCTCAACGGCACTTCGTAGAACAAATACGACACCTGAACCCCGAGCGGGTCAGTGTTCTTGCCGACGGTTGCTGGCTTCACGAGTGCGGGCTCACGGGACGCAGTGCCATAGTATCCGGCCACGGTCTGTTGAGCGCCCCACTCGGTCGTTGCCCCAAGATATGTGAAGTACCGAGTTGGCTTCTTCGGATGGGCAAGATTCAAGGAGGTTGGTGCCGCGATGCATGGCACGGTCCAGTTGATCGGTGTGATCACCACCGTTGTCGGGCTGGTCACTACGACTGTGTATGGCAGCGAACCGATGAAACTGTCCTGCACCAACTCAAGCAAATACCCGCAGTTTGGAGAGGCTGTTGGTGCGGACGGAGGGGACGGATGTCTGGTTGGGGCGACGTAGATCGGGCCAAACTCGGTCACTTTCGACCACGGGATGACTCCACCATGGTTCAACGCCGAGACTGTCGCGTCGCCATATGGGGCGGCAGGTGGCATCTTGATTGGCGCGATTATCGCGGCTTCCTTGGTCCCTTTGCACCCAGGCAGGTCCCACTGTATGCGAATCACACCCCGCCCCCCATCGGAACCCAAGCAGGCAGCACACCGTCCGCGTTCGCGTCAGCGATCGACAGCTTCATCATCGTCGTGTACCACGACACGATCCCGTCCGGCGCTCTGGATAGTGGGACCGACCCACCACCCTCACCCATAAGCCCATATGCGACCAGCCCGCGATCGTCGTGGCAGATCAACGCTGGGAGGGCAGCCAGTGCTGCCGGTGCCGTTCCGATTCCCCAGCCCACACCGTCCGCCCACACAGTTGCAGCCGTGTCGTTGAGTTGCGGTGGCTGCGGGTACGGGTAAAGCGGGCTCGGCGGATTGATGGTGACGGTCGGGGCGGTGACGTATCCAGACCCAGCCGTGGTGATGGCAAAGGTGATGTACCCCTTTGACATGACAGCGGTTGCTGCGGCAGCGGTCCCGGTGCCACCAATTGTGATTGCTGGCGTGGTCGTGTACCTGCTGCCAGCATTGGTGATCGTGATAGCCACGATCTTGCCATCGCGCAGAACTGCGGACCCGGTCGCTGTCGTGCCGCCTCCGCCCGGTGCGGCAAAGGTGATGGTCGCGGATGTGTAGTTGCTGCCACAGTTGGTGAGATAGACGCCTTCAACCTTGCCACCAGGACCGACCACGAGCGTCGGGGTCAAGACTGCAGTGACTCCACTTGGTGGCGGTGACACCGAAACTGCGGGTGCTGCTGTATACCCAACTCCGTTGTCCGTGGTCGTGATAGCACTGACTGCACCAGCAGTCAAAGTGCACGTCACGACAGGCCTCCTCGGGATGTATATCCAGTGCGACGGCTTGGCCTCACCGACTTTTCGCTTGATCCCGTACACGTCGGCAGGTGGCGAGAGCAGGACTTTGTTGCCACCCATGACGGACAGTGACACCCAGGGTGCTGCAACCACGGCAGCAGCGGCACCACCACCAGCAAACCGCGACGGTACGCCTTTCATCTGCCGCTGCAGGTCGCGAATCTCGGCTTCCATGTCCATGTCAGGCCACCTTGCTTGGTTTTGGTTGTGTGGTCCCGGTCTTCGCCCCGGGTGACGCCTGCCTCGGGATGTTCCCGTTCTGTGCCACGACCGCGCCCTTTCCGCCGATGCTGATCGCTGGCATGATCCGGCTCGCGGTCCAGGTGATACCGGGGGTGAACAGGTCCCACGAGATTCGACGCTGCGCCACCGGTATGCCGCCAAGCACGATCGTGCCAGTGACCGGGGGCGGTCCAGCCGTGCGGACGACTTTGACTTGACTGATCATGGTACCGGGCAGAGGCGTCAATACGTCAACGCTCGGATTCGTCCACTGCAGCGTGCCCGAGTCCGTGAGGAACCAGCGCTTGAAGCCGTCGGCAAGATCAGCGATGTCAGGTCCGTTGTCCTTCCTGCCGCCCGCAGCAAGGACTGGCGTGGTCGCGTTGGTGAGACCGACGATGGTGTCCTGGATGACGTCAGTCCTGCGCATTGCGGGGCGGAGGCGCGAGATTCCGACTCGGGGCGCATCGGTGCGGGGCTCGGTCCCGGTGGTGAACCGCGAGGCCCGCCAGTTGAGGTAGTGTACGAAGGACAGCGTTGCGCGGATGACGTTGCCATCGGTGAAGATCTTTGTCTTGATCGCGGTCGCATCTGTGCCGCCCCGGCCAAGCGTGATCCCGGCAAGTTCTTGTTCGACCTGAATCTGGTAGTCCTCGTGCGCGAGAACGTATGTTCCCGACTTGAACCACCACACCAGCGGGCCGGTGACCGGTGATTGCGGGGCGACGTTCCTCGCGCTGCTTGATGCGAAATCAGCGCCAGCACCGAAGGGCAGGGTCCGACTGATGCGCCAGCCGTACACACCGTCGGGAGCAGGTGAATTGCCCGAGAATTCGCCGGTCTCTTGATCGTCGACGTCAAGCTCGCGAGTGTTTGGGATTTGGCTGCCGACGGTAAGCTGCGTCCACTGGCGACGCATGACGTAGCGTCGCCACACTGCAAGGATCTTGCTATCGACGAGACCTTCGCCGGTCCTGGCGTCCCAGGTCGTAGCATCTGCACCGGTCCAGCCCTTGGTGCCATCTTCGCCCGTGGTGGCATTGAAATCGACAGTCGCGATGAACTCGCGTGGTCCAAGGTCGAGGAACCAGCGGTCGTTGGTCTGCGTCCCATCAAGGCTGGCCTGCCAGTCAGTGCTGCTGTTCGTCGAGACGTCAACCTCGCTGCCTGCTGCTTCGAGGTCGATTGGCACGACTGACACGAAGCCCGAATTGGCGACGCCCGATTCGCCCGTGGTGACGTCCAGGCGAAAAGTCCGCTTGACGGAAGGTGAGAGGACCTGTGCGATGAAGTCGAGGACCGACTGTCCCTCGACCGACCACGTCTCCTGATAAGTGAGCAGCGCATCAAAGCTGACGTCGAGCTTGATCGGGAAGTTGTTGAGTCGGTTGCGCGTGATGGCCAAGAATGTGCGCAGCGCTTGGCCCGCGTTCCACTTGTTGCCAAGCGGACCAACACCGGTTCCGTGCAAGTAAACCGTCACGGGTTCTGGTGTGACGGTCACGAGGTCGCTGCCACGATCCTTGCCACCACCCGCGTTGAACTCCATGAAGCCGCAGTCAACTTGGGTGGTACTGCCCCCAGCCGTCCCGCCGAAGTCTTCACCACCTTGCTGCGTGCCGAGCCAATCGGTCGGGTAGAGGGCAGCGAGGACGGACGCGATGCCCGCAAACTGGTAGGTTGTCTTGCTGCCCCACTTCGTCCCGGTGCTCGGGTCCCGCCGCCCATGCGCTGCAGCAGTCGCGATCGCCCCGACCCACACAACCGTCTTGGTTGTTGGGTAGTCCTCCTTCAACACCAGCCGCACATACTTGCCGATCAAAGTGAGGTCGGGCAATTCGTTGACAGCGCTGGCTTCCGCGTCGCCAGCATAAGTGCCAAGCCCGTCCTGGCTGCCGAGACAGGCCCAGGTTGGATGCTGCGTCCACGGACCAGCCAGAGCTTCAGCAGTCTCACACCAGACAAGCGACTTCTCGACGTCGCCACTGTCTTTGTTGTTGGTGTAGTCGAAGGTGATACGGATCACCAAGACGCCACCGTTGGTCGTGCCAGCTTTGGCCTGCCACTCACCACTGACACTCGCGACGATCAGGTCACTGATCGTGCCGTGTGGATAAACGACCGAGATTGAGTAGCCAATCTGCCCGCCAGCTTCAGCCAGTCTGCGCTGCGCGTTGATTTGTGTGCAGTCAAGCCACGCGACGATTTCGCCACCGTCCTTCCGTGGCGACCCTTTGTATCGGTACGCCTCGGCTCCTGATGCCCAGGTTTTGAGGTTTCCTTCGGGAACAACAGGGTACGGAGTCCCGGTTGCTCCGTTGTAGGCCAGCCCTCCGATCGTGACGCTCATTATGGGACCCAGGTGTACGGGGTGACGAGGTGCCACTCACAAACCGCGATGCCTTCGCCTGCATTGCCAGTACGTGCCGCCCGGTGATCAGGCACGACGTCGGCCACGAAGCACAAAACACCACGGAACAGGACGGACGCACCAAAGGCCGAGCGGTAGTTCTGCGCCTCGTTCAAGGCCAGGAACACACTCGCGAAGCTGCGCGAAGTCTGGATGATCGAAAGCTGGCCGGTTGCAAGCGAGGTGTCGTACACGGGCGGAGCAGGATCGATGCTGATCTTGACGACGCCGAGTGCTGGCTTGAGGATGCCCTCAGCCGTATCGACCGTCCAAAATCCGATGGTTTCACTCATGGGCTTGTCGTCGGTTCGTCACCGTTGAACCAGGAGCGCCAGCCAGAATAAGCCTTGGTCTTGGCTTCACCCTGCTTGCCGGTGGTTTCCTTGATTGTCTTATCGAGTTCGACGATCGACTTGGTCAGAGTGTCGGTGCTTTGCGCGTTGGTGACTGTTGCCTTGATCAGAGCTTCCTGCTCGACCGTGCCAAAGCTGCGCGTCGCGTCACCAATCGTGCGTGCGCCCTCGGCCAAGACCGGACGTTCCGCCGCCCGCAATGCCGCCTGCTCCGCGTAGGCTGACTGCGTGAACGAGCGATTGAGGCGATCAACCGCCTTCGAGCGGTCGCCACTGGTCGGGTCCATGAGGTCAACGATCTGGTCCGCCCTCCCCATCTTTTCACGCGGGCCTGCGTGGTTGTAGCCACCAACAAACCCGCCGCCCCCGCGCATGCCAGCCTCTTCCGTCGAAGCCCGCACTTGGTCGATGTCAGCCTGCGACCCGGTGTCGGCTGCAAGTCGGTCCTTTGCCTGGGCAATTGCCTTGGCAACGACGTCCTTGGTGATTTCAACGCCCGCATTCCGCGCAGCCTCGAGGATTCCGACCACTTGTTCTTGATTTGGGGCGGAAAGATCACTCTCGGCAAGCTGACTGGCGAAGCCAAGTTGCTTGGTCGGATCACCACCCGCAATCTCCGCCACACGATCGATGCCAGCGCTGGTCGCGCCAGAGGCAGTCGCTCCGCGCAGTGCCATCCCGATCTTCATTGCCGCCCCACTGATGCGGTCGGCCACTGCGTCGAGCCCAGCGACCCGCGCCTTCCCAAGATCGACAAGCTGCTTGCCCAGCGCATCGACTTCGTCGGCTGCAGCCTTGGCTTCCTTGGAAAAGATGCCAAAGATCGTTGATGCGGCAGCAACGCCAGCCGCCACCAGACCGACCGGACCCGGGACCGAAGCGAGGCTCGCGGTCAGGGCGGTGATCTTGTCGTTGAGATTGGTGCCCTGCGTCGCCATGAGGGCAAACGTGGCCGAAGCGTTGCGGATGACTTCACCGCTCATCATCCGCTTCTGCAGCACCTCCATACTCTTGCTGACCTTGTCAGCACTGGCACTCGCACCGACCATGGCCTTCGCGCCCTTGGTTGCGCTCGCATCCAGCTTGTCAAAGTCGGCTGAGGTCTGGTTCAGACCTGGGGCGTTTACTGGTACGGTGAGACCCGACATGGTCAGACTCCTTCGGGTGCACGACCGCTGTTGATCACGAAGTCACAGGCAATCGCGGTCTCGATTGCAGTGAGCGGGACCTCGCCGCACCCGGCAAGAGCGATGCACAGTGCACGCCTGCGGACGTCGGCCTGTGCTACGTTCCCACTGTTCGCACCCATGGCAGCAGTGCAAATCTTGATCAGCGATTCGCCGTCATCATCAGTGAACCACTCGTCAATCACACCGCCTGTGGTCACGTACGAACTGGCGACCGCCTCCCTCGCCACCGTCGCGACGATTTCACCCGGGATCTCGGGTCGCAGATTCCTGCGCGATGCTGCCGCCCACTGGTTGCGGAGTTCGAGCAGGTCGAGGTGCCAGCCCAGGCATTTGCCAAGCAGGACGTCGATCGGACGGATGAGGACGGGCAGGATTACCAACGAGGCACCAGCCTTGGTTACCACGGTTTCGCCCCGCCGGATGTCCACTCCCGGCTTGAGACGCGAGGCTGGGTCGATCACGGCTTAGGCCGGGGCTGCGTAGCAGCGGAAGGTGACCGTATAGGACGGACTGCCTTCGATCGTCGGACCACTGCCCTTGCCAGTGCAAACAGCTTTGGCAAAGACGATGTTGACCGGGCTGGCGGTGACGCCCTTGCCTTCAGCGCGAGGCTTCAGCACGAGGGTGAGACCGGGTGAGGCAGCGACGTCACCGATTGCAGGCGTGGCCGAGTAGCCAAGCTTCGTCACGGTGACTGTGGCAGCGATGCGATCGACAGCGACAAGCTGCACGTCCGGATCGTCTGCGGTGATGTATTCTTGAGCGCTGCCACCTTCATCGATGGAAGCTGACTGAACGTCCGCGATGGCAGTGACGCCATGAGTCGCGGACGACAGAAGATGGACGACACAGGCCATGGGGGTTCTCCTATGCTGAGTTTATCGGTCGAGACCGACAAAGGAAGCTTCGCGTCTACGCCCTTGCCCGTGGCCCAGGTGCGCCACCCGGGGCCACCGTCCCGGCTTTGCCAAGGAAGGCCGACAGGTAGCGGTTGGCTGCGTCGAGGAACTGCTTCTGGTCCTGTTCGTTCGGTTCGATCGGGCTGCGCTTCGGCATCTTCGCCGTCCCGGTGTGGTGATAAATCGCGTAGTTCGGGCGGTTGAGCCACGAAATCACGAAGGTCTCAGGCCCGGTGCGGTTCACCCGTGCGCCCTTGCCGCTGATCGAGTCGCGCAGCTTGCCAGTCAGCACCAACATTGGCAAGCTCTTGCCCTTCGGCACGACGCGACCCGCTGCCTTGATGCCCTTCTTGAGGTCCTTGGTGTTGCCCTTCTTCCAGCCCGCGTACTTGGCCGAGAGCGGAGCCCACTTGTAGCGACCCTGGTTCCCATCGGTGAAGTGCTGCCTCACGATGGGCTCGGCTCGGAACCCACCGTTGCCGTATTCCATGCACGCGAAGAACACAGCCCGGGCGAGGTCCTCCTTGACCTGCTTGATCCGCTTCAGCCCTGAGAGGTCGAGGCCCATGGCGGAAGTATACCGACCGGGGTGTTGTGATGCCATACTTGACAGGCTTGCCCCGAGTGCTAAGATGCTGTCACAACACAAGGGAACACAAGATGACCAAGAAGATCAAACCCAGCCGCAGCCAACTCAAGACCCTGGCCCTCTACGCCCCGAGCTTTGGGTCGAGCCAGCGCAGCACCCGCGCCTTCGACACCAGCGGGACGATCTGGCTGACCGTCGAGGTCACGCCCCGCACCGACCTCGAAAAGGACCTCGCCGCCCGCTACGGTTGGATCGCGATCAGCTACTTCATCCGCCGCAACGGCAAGCTGGAGCGGACCACCTTCGACCCGCGCCCCGAGAACCTCGTCTGGGCTTACTCGACCCGCCAGTACCGCTGAACCAAACCCAACACAGGAACACACCATGACCAGCCATCCCGCCTTCGCCGTCCTGATCACCTATCCGCTGGTTTGCCCCAGCACCGATGCCATCCTCGGCTCAGCCACCAGCGTCGATTGCCGCTTCGCCACCAAGCGGGAGGCTGACGCCTACGCCCAGCGCATGAACGCCGATGCCGACGAGTGCAGCTACAAGGTCGAACTCCGCCCGTTCCGCGATGGCGAGACCGCGATCAAGAAGCCGATGTTCTCCGCCCCCGAACTGATCGCGGATCGTTACGCCTTCGAGCGTGACTTCGGAGCCCCGGCCTGGGCTTTGTGACAGGGGCTTGACACCCTTGCCCCGCGTGCTAAGATACCCTCACAACACCAGGAACCAGCCATGACCCTCGCCGCCAAACTCACCTCCGCCGACTTCGCCGCCGTCCTGAACTGCCGCCCGCCCTTCGTGGCGGTCCGGCTCTGGGCCATCGACCTCGGCCAGTATTGCTCACGCTGTGGCGGGTCAGGCCACTACAGCCGAAACGCCATGGGCAGCACGACCTGCTACGCCTGCGGCGGGGCCAAATATGTGCTGCCCCGGCTGACGGAAAAGCTGCTCGAACAAGTCAAGGCTGCCGTCGCGGAAGGCAAGCTCGAGCCCTACCTCGAAAAGTGCCGTCGCCGCACTGCCGCCAAGAAGATCGTCGCTGCCGCCGAGAAGCGGGTTATCGACGAGCTATACGGCAACCCGCTCAACATCGCGATCAACGCCGCCTGCGCCCGCAAGGGCAAGACCCACTGGTCAGCGATGTATCAGTTGCGCATGGAAGCCCTCGGCCTGCCCAAGATGTGCGATGACCTGACCGGCTCAGTCGCCTGCAGCAGCCAGATCAAGAGCATCGCGGCGGGACTGCTCGACCGGGCGTACAAGCTCGACGCCGAAAAGCCCGAACTGGTCGAGCAGTGGGTTGCCGACTTCGAGGCCACCAAGGTCGAGGTCCTGCGGATCGCACAGGAGGGGCTGGCCCTCTTCGCGACGGAGGCTTGGTGGAACTGATGAAGCACCTACGCCGCAGGGCTGGCAAGTTGCTGGCCCTGCTGTTTACTGGAGGCATGGACACCACACCTCCCGACCAGACCACGCTTGTCGCCGTCCAGCGTGGCGACGATGGGTCGATCATCGCTGCCATCTTCCATCGTGACGGGACCGACCCGCCCGCTGGCATCGTCCGCGATGGCAGCACCGACACCGAAGTCGAGAACCTGCAATCAGTGATCAAGCACGGCGGTTGGGAACAGCCCGCCTAGAACAGATCGCGGCTGTAACCGCCAGTGTTGACAGTGAACGGGATGCCCGCCTCGTTGAGCATCTGGATCTGTTCTGGCGTCGGCTTCGCGTTGATGAAGTCGATGCGCTCGATGTCGGCCTTGGTGATCTTGCCGAAGAACTGCGCCTCGGTGTAGCTGACGCTATCGAGCCCGCCGGTCCCGAAGGTTTGCAGCCCCGGTTCGAGAGCGGGGCTGGCTGGCACACTTGGTGCCTTGTTCCTACCATCCTTGGTCGCTAGGCCGAAGTTCTTGTCGAGGCTGTCACCGTGCGTGATGGTTGTCCGTTCGAGCACCTTCTTCTTCAGCCGGACCGCGATGTCACCATACTGCGACACGCTCGACCCGCGATTGCCGATCCGCACGTAGCCATAGGTTGGGTGGTCATCGGCAGCGCTCGACTCGACACCAAACATCGATCGTTCGAGGTTGTCCCGCTTCTCTGGGTTGAGCATGCCGCCCGACGTGCCGGTGTGATGTTGGTTGAGCAGTCCCTTCTCGAACAGTCCCTTGAGCTTCGCCGCCCGGTAGGAGAACGACGGCACGACGTCGTCCCGCTTCAGCGCTTCGAGATAGGCATTGGCTGCCTTGGTCCGCTCCGCGTTGCCCTCGCCGTCAATGCCCCGGGCTCTGACCGTCCGCTTGTACGCCTCGTCCATCCCAGGTCCAGCAGGTGAACTGACCCATGGCTTGGCCTTGAGCCCGTCCTTGGGCTCGAACTTGGGCAGTGCCATGATCGCCGCCCACCGCTCCTGCGATAGGTTGCCTGCGGGGTCGGACGGCTTGGCTGCCTTGGCTGCCGCAATCTGCTCGGCCTGCTTGATGACGGCCTCGGCTCGGGCCTTCTTGGCGGCTGCTGCCTCCTTGGCCAACCTCCGTTCCTCCTTGTCCTTGTCCATCGGGCTGATCGCCCGGGTCTCGGCCTCTGCCCTGCGGACTTCCGCCAGCAGTCGGTCGTAGGTGGCTTTGGCTTCTGCCTTCTTGGCCCGGTCCTCGGCCATCATTCGGGCGTAGGCTGCCGCCCGGTCCGAAAACGCCTTGTCGGCGGCTGCCCTCTTCTCGGCCTCAGAAGGGGCCACGGGAGGCACAGGGGCGGCAGGTGGCACCGGAGCAGGGGTCGGGGCCGGAATTGTCTCCGCTGGCACAGGAGGGGCCACGACGGGCAAAGGAACAGCCGGGGGCGGGGCGGCAGGTGCCACGGGCTTCGGGACCTTCAGACTGGCTGGCGACTTAGCCCCCTGCTGCTCGGTTGCTAGGGCCATACGAGCCAAATCCCGGGACTCGGGCAGCCCCTTGCCGGTCGCCTTCTGGATCGACAGGGCCAAGGTCGGCAAGCGATCCTCGACAGGGACGGCCATTGCCGCCTTGACCAAGTCATCCCAGGTCGGGACCTTGTCGTCGAGCCACTTGCCCCAGGCCTTCGCTTGGGTGGTCGGTTGCGACGGTGCGGGAGGCAAGATCTTCTCAGCCTCGCTGCCCGGCTTGGCCACGTACCGGATGAAGCACCGGCAGCCATAGTCCAGGGGCGGGACCGGGGCGGACACGTCGCCCACCCGCCAAACCGTCCCATGCAGAGCACGGTGGCTCGGGCGGACGCGGTCGTCATTCTGGGTCAGGAACTCGTACCACACGACATTGCTATCGAGGTGGCCTTGCTCGATGCCTTCGGCGTTCTCGATTGAGAGTGCCGCCTGCAGATCGGTCGTGGTGACAGTGACCTCAGGCATTGCGCACCATCCTCGTTAGAGCGATGCCGATGGCCTTGCGTGCCGCCCCCTGCCCGGCGACCCACGATTCGGCCACAGCGTTCGCCACTTGGTTCGCAGTCTTGCGGTTCGTGTCCAGAATTGCGGGCGGAAGAGTGCTCGCGTCACCAATCGCGGCAGCCTTGCCGACGTCACCTTCGACCGCGAACCGCCAGGACGAAGCGATATGCGTGGCAGTCTCCTGCCTCGTGTTGCCTAGGATCGGAAGGTCGGCCAACAGCAGCGCTTCCTTCTTGTCGGGCTTGATCACGGTCTTCTCAGGCAGCGACTCGTTCTGTGCGTCCACCTCAGCCATGAATCCGGCCACGACAGCGACACCCATCTGCGCTTGCACCAATGCCGACAGTGCGGATTCAGTCGAGGCAAACGACGAGGACAGTTGGGTCCTGACGGCCAGCAGGTCCTTCCTCTGTTCGTCGAGACCAGCACCAGAGTCGCCCGCGACAGAGCGGATCGCCGCGATCATCGCGTCGGTCGATGCCATGGCAAGCAAGTCAGTCGTGCGTGATGCTGCCAAGACGCCTGCCTGATCGGCACGCTCGACCAGCTTTTCGGCTTCGTCGCTGGTCATGTCACGCCCGGTAGCGACGGACTGACCCGACCCGGCCCTCGGCCTTGTTGGGCTCGGGGGCCTTCCACCACTGGATCACGCGCAGTTCAGCCGGAACCCATTCGCCTGTGGCCAAACCCTCGAGCCCGTTGGTCCAGAGTTCGGAAAGCGATTGGACGTAGGGCCACTGGCTCGACGCCTGTGGATAGAGCTTCGCCCCCAGGACCGATGCCGCACCAGTGACCGCGAGGTCGGCCAGCGAAGGCATAGCGAACGCGGCGTCCTCGATGTCCACCTCGTACGAAATAAACACCTGATCGTTGCGGTTGAGCGGATCAACCAGCGTGATTTCGCCAGTGTCGAGGTCGTCAACAATGAACTTGTCCTCGGCCATTTCGACTGCCGCACCGGGCGGGGTCGGCATCGACAGACCGCCGCGCAGGTTTACTGCAGCCAGATAACCAGCCCGTTCCCACGGGAAGTTGAGCAGGACAGGCTTTGAGACGAACTGCTGTGGATTGCCCGCCCACACGTGCGTCCTGCCCAGCATCAACGGCAGCAGCTTGGCGAAGACCTGCGTCTGGTTTGCCGTCGCCCGCGATTCGACGAGCATGAGGTCTGGACGCTGGATCGCGTCACGCAGGGTGGCGGGCATCGCCTGGACGATTTCGCGCACGGCATCTTCGAGAGCTTCGGTCAGCGCTGCCGTCCCGCCGAATTCGTCATCGGTCGGGACGTACCCGGCCAGAGCGAACTTGAGCAGGATGTCGGCGTTGACGGCACCAAAGTTGTTGAACATGTCAGCCCCTCCCGGTAGTGGATAGCAAGCGCTGTAGCTTGTCAAGGTCAACCGGCTTGCCGCGAAGCCTCTGAACTGCTGTCCACACTCCGCCTTCGACCTGTTCGGTCGCGCTGATGGCTTTGACTTCGGTGCCACCAGTCAGCGGATCGACCTTGTGCATGCGTTCTGCGTGATTACTGATCGCTTGGCTTGCCTTGCGCAGGAGCAGGATCAGCGAACCGCCCACGATGACCACGGCAGCGAGGATCGGCAGCCAGCCCCACGACAGACCAAGGACCAGTGCCGCCCCACCGGCAGCAGCACAAGCAGCACCAATGCCCTGCGTGATCTTGCCCAGGCCATACCACCAACCAAGGACCGAAGCCCCGGCAGCGAGGACCAACAGGGCGACACCCGCCGCAGTTGCCCACCAACCAAGTCGTGCACGATCTTCTGCGATCGCTGCCGCCCGCCCGCGCTCTGTCCGCGATTCATCCTCAGCGCGAAGCTTGGCCTGCCGTGCGTCTTCCGCCTCTGCCGCCTTGGCCAGAGCGTCCGCCCGTGCCTGTGCAGCGGCAGCGTCGGCCTTGCTCATTCCGCCCTCGGCTGCCCTGGCCCGAGCCTCGGCGGCAGCGACGGCTGCAGCCGTGGCGTTGTCCGTCGCGGTGTCGCCGCGACCGTCGGTGGCTGCACCAGTCCGCGTCTCGGTGCTGCACCCTGCAAGCAGGACGAGCAAGAAAACGAGGATCAGGCGGTCAGCGCTCATACTTTCCCGATTCTGGTTCCTTCGGGATGTCAGCCTTGGACGGCGGACGCGGGGTGTGGTGTGGTTTGTATTCGTAGCCTTGGTCATGCATGCAGGGCCGACCGCCAAGCGCATCAACCAAGCGGTGCAAGACGGGGATCACTTCTTTGATCGTCCTGCTGAACTCGCGGGCCTGATCACCGAACCGACCAGCTATCTCCTGCAGCCCGCTGGCGTACTCGTCCGCCCGCCTGATACGGTCCTTCTCCAAGACTTCGACCTTGGAGGTGAGTTCGCGCACCAGACGTTCGAGTGTGCTGATGCGGTCGGTGTACGCTTTGACCAGTTGGCTGTTCTGGTTGCGAATGGCGAGCAGCAACACAACGCACAGGGCGATCGGGAAGCCGAACTCTTTGAGGATGGCGAGGTCCACTGAGTTCCTTACGGGACGGACAGGGCTGGGGTTGCAATCTCAACTTCAAGGGAGTCAAAGTCCACGACTCCCTGGGATGCGTCACTGATCCACACGTACACGTAGACTGTGTACCGGGTGGTCCCAACCGGGACGCGGAAGGCCGGGGTTTCGATCATGCCCGCCACGCGTGCGGCACCCGGGGGCGGGATCGCTGAACTGGCATCGTGGTAAAGCCCGATCAGGCGTGCCAGGGTGACACCACCGGAGTCCTTGCAATCAACATACAGGTCGATATGACCATTGCCAACCACCGTTTGCACGTTGTTGGAATAAACGCAGCGAGCCATCACCACCGTGGTCCCGGGGATGACGGCGTGGACCACCCGCATAGTGACCGTTCCGTCCGTGACGATGGCACCCAAAGTGGTTGACCACCCAGCCGTGGGATCAGCGCCCACACTGAAGGTTCCGTTGTATCCAAGGACAAGATAGTCGACCGGGGTGCCAGCCGCACGACCGGTGGCAGTCACCACACGATAAGTGTACAGAGCACCAACGGAGCCAGAGTTGACGTTGATTCCGGCGGCACCGCTTGACCACGAAATCTCGCGGATCTCTTGGGCAAGCTGAGCACGCGCATTCACGGTGCCAGTGCCGCCCACATAAGTCAGACGGGTCTTGTCACCGCTCCCGTCTGCACGTGCCACCTTGCTGATCAGCATGGTGGACCCGCCAAGGGTGCCATTGCTGGAAAGCCACGTCCCGTCCGGACCATCATCGTCTGTGGTGTCCGCAAAGTTGCGCCAGCCACGTGTGTTGCGTGCGTTGGAACCGATCATGCGTGGGTTGACGTTTAGGTGCGTCAGGCTGGCGACCTGTGGAAGGGCGCTCCGCCATGGCTGGCCTGGGCTCCCCATGACGCGGGAGAACTCGATACCAGCGATGAATGCACCGGCAGCGTTCAAGTGCAAACTGTCACCAGTGTATGCCACCGTCAGTTGGAGCGTGGACGGGTCGGTCAGGACTGAATGGAAGTCAGCGCACGGTATGCCCACGGATGCACAGAACAGGCGGAGGGATGCGTTGAACTCCGTGGCAGCGCGTCGCTGGGACGGAGTCCAGGGGACGCCGCTTGGTGCGCACAGGGGGATCGTGGCCGTTGCCATCTTGACGCCAATGCTGGCACCGTAGTTGTAGATCGCTTGCCATGCAGTGAACATGGCGGACCCGGTTGCGTTGGCCGTCACGTCATTGATGCCGCCGAAAATGAAAAGCCAGTCCGGCAGGAGGACGCCCAGGGACGGACGAGCCAACGCCGGAACGTAGTCCACGGAATCCGTGAACCCGTTTTGCGCGCGGTTCAGCATGCCCGCCAGATTGTCACCGGCCACCCCATAGTCCCCAATGCAGCGGAATCGCCCCATGAGCATCATATTTCCCCAGCCAAACCACCCGGTGACGCCGATGGAGCCAGGGCCAGGAACGTTGCCGGACACTGATTCACTCAGGGGGCGACCCAGGGTGCGCCCTGACCAGGAATCACCCAGGAACACGATGGTTTCCCGTGGATATGTTGCCTTGGCGACGCGACGGTCAGCAGAACCGGTCACCTCACGCGCAGCGCGTGGGGTTGCCGCTGCAATAATCGAACGCCCGGTGGCGGTGATGGCAGCTTTTGCCGGGTCGGTGGCGTTCGCACCAAGGAGGAAGGTGGGATCGGTGGCTGCTACGCCGGATGGAAAGTCAACCATGGTTAGACGCCTTGAATGGTGATGGTGTTAGACCAGACGGTGGTGTCGACGCCCCACACGGTCAGGCTGACAACAGGCGGAGCAGTGCCACCACCAGACGCACTGCGCCAGAGCCCCAGACCGAGAACGCGGAAGATGCCGAGCATGGCTTAGCTTACCAGACCACGATGGCCTGAGCAACCGTCGCACCGCCCGGGGCTCGGATGTTGGTCATGCTCGCATCCAAATCGGCGGGGTTGGTGTAGTCAACACCAGCCGCGCAGGGTTCACCATGCGTGGTGAAGTCGGACGCGACGATCGCCACACCCGGGTTGCGAGCAGTCGCCAGGGTGAGCAGGGCGCGGTCGGTACCGGCCACTGCCTTGCCACTGAGGCGCACTGCACACTGGTCGGGGCCGGTGTAGCCAGCGGTGCGGAGGGCAGCAAGCAGGTTGGTCCCGGTGGCAGCGTTGCCGACCGCGATCTGCCCGCGCCAAATGAAACCGACCATCGTGTCGCGAATGCTCATAGTGTGTGTCCTTGTGTGAGTTATGGTGGGAAGATGGTGGCAGCCCACAGGGCGGCAACGTCAATGGGGGTCAATTCACGATTCCAGCATGCCGGTGTCGCTTGGCATCCTGGCATCCCTGGGCTTGCGTTGAACCCTGCGGCAAACGGTCCCTCAGCCATGATCATCACCGGGGAAAGCGGATTCGACACGGCAAGGCTTCCGTCCCAATACACCCGGGCGGACATGGTTTGCGACATGGTTAGCACAATGAGGTGCCAGTCATAATCGTCGTTCATGTATGGCACAGGGAGATCGATGTACTCGCTTGTCGTGTCAGCAGCCAGCCCCCCGACTACGTTGGCGAAGGAAATGAGGCTGGCGGGAATGCCGGTCCTGTTCCACAGGCCAAACGTTCCCAGGTCGCCCATGGTTGAGGTACGGCGGAACCACACGGCAAAGGTCCATGACTCCTGCGGCATTGGTACGCCGAAAAACGTGTTTGAAACCTCACCGCCGCCGACAATCGTTTCCAATTCATCGCCGTCAACCATGACCGCCTCACGCCCTGCGCCCATGGTGAATGGAACAAATATCGAGCCATACATGATGACGGGAGGAGGAGCGTCCGTTACGGACACGGTTGGTGATTCAACCGGGATCATGCTGGAGGGTGTCACCTCAAAACGCATGTCAAACGGGGCGACGCCAGTTTCAAGTGGAACACCAGTGACCAAGATTTCGTCGGGTGCAGTTTGTTCCCATACCACTGCCCGCAGGGTGGCCGGGTCCATGGTGTTGAACACACGCACGTTGCCAATGGGCTCCTCCGCTGAAAGCTGGAGGATGTAGCCCATCAAAGTGAAGTCATCCACAGAGACAGAACTCGGCGTGACACTGAGGACTGAGAAGACAGGAGGTGGGGCGACCTCGACGGTTTCGTAGTCAGTGCGACTGAAGGTGTGTTCGAGCGAGAGGCTGATATCGATCGCGAAGCCAAGCGGAGTCGGGGTCAGTTCACCGAACGACTCGTCGCCAACGGTCATGTAGTCGGAGGCGCGAATGCCAATCAAGGCAGTCAACGCGATAGCCCGGGCGAGACTGTCAGCGGTTGACCAACTTGGTCCGTTCACGTGCACTCGCACGTTCCAGTTGCTCGTCATTGTGCCGCACCCATCGGCGGACTGACGATCCCAGGTCTGGTCACCAAGCTGCCAGATTTCGATCATCGGGAGTCGGCCACGGTGCAGACCACCGACGTAGCCTTGAACATTTGAACTGACAACACGGGGCGAGATGGTCGAGCCCCACACGACATCGCTCACACCTGCTGCACTGGCAACAGCCGCCAAACGACAAGCCCCCAGCAGGGTATCCCGCTGGAGGTCATGTGGTGTGGTGACTGGCATTGGTAGTCCTCCCCTGGCCGGGGTCGTGAGTGTTCACGCCCCGGCAGGGGCTTGGCCGGTCAATTAGCCAAGCAGCTTGACGGCCAGTTCCGGACGGCGGACGACCGCACCGTAGACCAGGGACAGTTCCCACTGGCCAGCGTGGTAGCCCTTGTAGTGAGCCAGCCGCAGGGCGATGCCGGTAACCGGATCGCGCACGATCGCCACGCTGTTCGCGGCGTCGCCTTCGGGAGCCTCGGCGGGCGGACGGATGGCGAGCACCATCGCGTCGGGGTGCACCAGCAGGTTGCTGCGGTGGGCAGCGTTCAGGGTCACCGTCGCGCCATCGGCGGCAGCTTCGAGCAGGCCCGCATTCAGCACGAGGGCGAAGCCCGTCAGGCTGGTGACCGTGTACTTGAAGTTGCCGATGGTGACCACGTCACCCGCGAGCATGGTGCCGGTGCCGGTCTTGAGCAGAATGCTCTTCGCGCCCTTGACCTGCGCACCGTCGAGGACGTAGCTGGCAGCGGTGCCAACCGGGGTGTGCGTGCTGATCTGCTGATCCCAGGTCATCTGGAAGTTCGACAGCATGCCGAAGGCAGCGGTCGCGAAGCTGGTGCCGGGGGGAGCCTCGAGGGTCTTCTGGAACTGGTCGAGCTTGATCGCGGCAGCCCATTCGCGGGGGCCGATGCAGCCGATGCGACCGATATTCGGGGCCTTGGCCTCGCTCAGGGTCTGCCAGCCGTCGGCCAGGATGTCGGGGTTCGAGGCGAACGGGTTGGTGCCAGCAGCACCGACACCGTAGCCAGCCTGCAGGTTGTACTTGCCCCACATGTAGGCACAGACCTCGTCGATCAGGGTGCTGATGCACTCATCGACCTGCATGAGGCGGAAGTCGGGACCGCGAGCAGCAATCGCCTTCCAGTCCTCACCGGTCAGCGAGAACCGGCTGCCACGGTACTTCTCGATGGTGAGGGTCTTCTTGGTCGGGGTGGTGCCGACGAGGGCCGGGGCGTTGGCACCGGGCTCGACGTCGTAGGCAGCCTGGACGGCGGAGGCCGGGAGGTCGATCGACTGGTTGAGACCAGCGGCATCACTCGACGGGTCGCGGACCGCGAGGTTGGCCAGAGCGCCCTGATTGCGCAGGACGCGCTGCAGGGCCGCGATGATCGTCGGGATCAGTACGGTGAGGGTGTTCGGGGTGACGGGCATTGGAGTTCTCCGGTAGGAGGTTGGTTTGGTTGGTCAGGAAGAGCAGCAAGCCTGGATCAGTCAACGACCTTGATCTTTCCAGACACCACGCCCGCGATCGTGTCCTTGTCGGCGGTCGCCAGATCAGCGACTCGAATGGACCCGAGCGGGGCAGTCCCGCCAGCCGGTCTGCCACCGTTGCTGTTCGGAACCTTGACGGCCTGGAAATGCGGTCGATCCTTGAGCCAGTCAGTCAGGTAGCTATCCGCACCCACCGGCTGCCCGTCCTGACCTACAACCGGCTTGCCGGTCTCGTCCAGGACAACCACCCGCCCGCTCTCCACGTTGTACGTGGCACGGGCTGCGGTTAGTGACAAGATATCACCGACCGCCTTGTCGTCAAGATTGGGAGCCAACCGCCTCAAGGTGGTCTCCATTTCGCCGCGAGCGATCCGCTTGGTCAAGGTCGACAGCTTGCCATTGGCCTCGGCAGTGAGGATCTCCTTGGCCTTGACGATTTCACCATCCTTGGCCAGCTTCATTGCCTCCTTGTCGCGAGACTCGGCGGCAGCACGTTCCTCGGCCACCTTGCGTTCAGCCTCCGCCGCCCCGGCCTTCTGCGCGAGGCTGGTCCGTTCCTCATTCTCCTTCTGGCGAGCAGCGAGAATCTTCTCGGCATCAGCCTTGGGGAGTTCGACCGTGACGCCACCGGGCAGCGTGACCTTGGCAGTTTCGCCCGCCCCGCCGCCCGTGTTGGGATCGGCATTCATCAGGACGGTGTGGTAGAATGAACGCAGCATGTGCTACTCCTCTGTCTCTCCCGCTTTCGCGAGCGACTGTGCCTCGGCGTCGGGTTTGACACCGGGCTTGGGGTTGGTTTCGACTTCTTTGTCCTCTGCTTCGATTGCCGCCTGGGCTGCAACCATCTTGCGTGCTTCGGCTTCGTCGATGGTCGGGAAGGCGTTGGTGATCGCGAGGATCGCGGCCTCGGGGGCGAGCGTGCCAGCCGAGACAGCCGACAGCAGTTCGACCAAGCTCGCGATCTGTGCACCGTTGAGGGCCGAATCCTGGACCTTCTCGACCGGAGCCACCGGGGCTCGCTCGACTGCACCGACATCAGCATGGTCGAGATTCGGGAACGGGTTGCCCGATTCGAGGTTGGCAGCACTCGTGGCCTGCTGACCAAACGACGCCTTGAGTTCCTCCTTCTCGTCATCGTCGAGCGGGAGGTTGCGAGTCGCGAAGCGTTCGGCCACCTTACGGCGGAGGACCGATGGCAGGGCTGCGTTGCTGACGAAGTCGATCATCGACTTGGCTTCAGCCGCGAAGTCGGGCAGGTCCGCATCCTTGCCCGAGTACACCGTCTTGCCTGGGTCCTCGACACCCCACGCCTCGGCCAATTCGACAGCGAGTTGATTTTCGGCCTGCTCGCACGACACAGCCAGTGCCGAAACGATCGTCACCAGATCGTTGTGCCGGAATGCCAGAGCGAGGCCTGATTCTGCCTTCTGCGCCCCGTTGTTGACCACACCCGCCTGAGCAAGCAGGTTGTCCTTCTCGTCCGTCACTGATGCCCTGATGCTGTCCGCCTGGGCAGGGTCAGCACCGATCATTTCCATCTTGGCTGCAGGATTGGGCAGGCACAGGACGCGAGTATTGCCGACCTGCACATCGTTGACCTGCTCTTCACTCACGCCCGTCGCGATCATCTGACTGAACGTGACATTGGTGATTTCTTCGTTGAGCAGCGACAGCAGATTGACGATGGCCTGCTGCGACTCGGCCAGTGGACCAGCCTGCGAGTCACCATCGCTGGCGTTGATCTGGCCCATCGGGTCGAAATTTGGCTTGAGTCGCACCACCGGCATACGCTCGTATCCGTGCTTCACCGGGGGCATGATCCCGGTGATCTTGACCATGCCAGTTTCAAGCGATGCCTGATCGATGGTGAAGTCCTGACGCTCGGTCTCGCCCCACCAGCGCAGGACCTTGCCGTCCTCACCGTCCCACAGGGTGAGAATCTCGCTCAGCGACTGGCCACAGGTCGTCCAATTCACCACGGACGAAGCCCCGATGCGGACCAGGATCGGACGCGTGCCAGCCTCCTTGATTGCGGCAGCGGTCGAGCGTCCGTTGTCACTGACCGCACGCAGGACATCTGGGACGATGTAGGTCTCACGTTCGATCTGCGCCAGCAGCAGGGCGTCCTTCATGAACTGGTCGAGCGAGGTGCCTTTGCCGTCCGCGTCACTGACCAGTTCGAGGAACAGGTCGTCGGCCTGCTCGTCGCGCTGCGGCGTCTTGCGGAACACCAGATCGTTGTACCGGCGCAGGATCGTCCCGACGAAGTTGCGTGGCTTGGTTGTGCGCAAACGTCGCTGATATGAGACTGCTTCCTCGCGCTCATGCTGGATCAGCACCGGCAGCCCGCTGGCGTCGCGACCACGGATGTAGTCACGTCCAGTGCGAAAGCTCAATCGCCAAAACTGTCGGGCGATCTCGTCCGGACCATACGAGGTGTTGGGCTTGATTTCGCCTACCTGGGTGGGCCGGATGGAGGTGCTCATAGCGGAAGTGTATCGACCTTGACTCTTGAGGGAAGCCGCGATCAGAGGCGTATGCCGCTGGCCTTGAGTTTCACGTTGGGCTCACCATAGAGGTCCCACAGCAGGTAGCCCAGAGCGTCGAGTATGTGGCCCCGCTTGCCGTCTGATCCGGCGTCATATCCACTCGACTTCCGCCCTGTCCGGTTCAGTTCTTCGATCAAGTGTTTGCAGCGAGGATGAATCTTCAGCCTGATCTTGCCTGCCCCGTCCAGCAGCAGCCGACTGACGTTGTTGATGCGGGCGTTGATTGGCGGATTCGCACCAAACACGTTGCCCGTGATCGCCCACTGGCAGGCCCGCGCTGTCTGGTTGAGCACCTCCCACTGCGGATCGCCCACGGCTGTCCGATTCTTGCTGCTGCGGTCGGCGTGAACTTCGATCTTCGGCCTGGGCAGCCGCATTTCGCGTTGGTCTCGGTAGTGGCCCCACTGCTTCTCGTCACACAGTCGCACGGCTGTGTCGACAAGGGCGAAGTCCTCGACCACCAGTTCGTCGAGAATGGCGAAGGTGCCATCGGCCTGCTCCTGTCCGACGATCCAGCACAGGGGCGAGACGTTGAAGTCGGCACCGATGTGGCTTGTCTCCTGGTTCTGCCATTCGACCTCGCGGACGTGCTTGTCCTCCTTGAATGTCGGGTGTGCACGGTCCCTGGTGTACGAGACAGCCCGACCGTCGAGGTACTGTTCGGCCAGATCGGCACCGATGGCCCGGGCCAGATCCTTCGCATAATCGGGGTCGAGTGCCGGGTTGTCCCGCGTCCGCCCGATGTAGTACCGATGGTTGCTCTTCGGTTCGTCCCACCAGTCACGTTGCACCCAGGTCTCGACACCCTCGGGTGTGGTCGTGATCAGTGCATGCAGGCTCTTGGCCCGCTTGTGGCGAAGGCGACCACGGATCTGTGTCGGTGCGTCGCGACGCGGATTGTCGGGCGAGGACTGAATGCGTGCCGCCTCATCACACCACAAATGCCCGACCTCCCAGCCTGCGATGCGGTCTGGCTCTTCGCACGACACCAGCATGATCGGTCTTCCGTCGATCAACAGGTGAGGATACCGGATCGTGCCGCCCCCATTCGGGTATGATTTGACCTTGATGCCCGCTTCCTCGGCAGCGGTGATCAGTTCTGGTACGCACACCCGCCACAGGTCACCATAGGTCGGTGCCACCACAGCACCCGGGCTGTCAGTGTTGAACAGATGCAGGACGATCAGCTTCCTCGCGCCAGCCCAGGTCTTGCCCGAGCCCATGCCGCCCTGATACAGCGTCCACCCTGGCATGCAGTCGGTGAGGAAGTCGTGTTGCACGATCTGGTTGCCCGCCCAGACGTGCGTCTTGTCGCCGCTCACGGGCTCGGTTCGCCAGTGTGATTGGTACCTGGGACCTTGAGCCCTGGGATGATCAGCAGTGGCCGAGTCGGCACGTTGTCTGGGTCAGCTTCCGGTATTTCGTGCCAGCGACAGCGCGTCTTGGTCCAGTAGATACAGGCCACGACGTTCGGTGGCAGACGCTTGGTGATGTTGCCCTTCTTGTCCTTCTCGCACCAGCCGACCGCGAGTTGAGCAAGCGACGCGATGACCTTGCCATTGATGTCGCTGATGCCCTTGGTGTAGTCTTCTTGATGGTGCCGCTGCGCGACCTCGCCACTGATTCCGAGCGTTGCCCCGATCTGTGGCCACGTGAGCCCGTAACCCGCCAGCTTGCCTACCAGCTTGCGCATTGCCGGGGTTGGTTTGTAGGGTACTCCTATTGGCATGTCCTTTTTATACAATGACGCTTGAGGCGTGCAACACATCATCCCGCCTGTTTGACCCTTTGGTACCCTCTGCTAAGCCGAATACTTGACACCCTGGCCCCGGTTGATAAGATGCCCCCACAACCAAGATGGGCTGGTCACCCACAACACGACCAAGGAGCCTCCCATGGCCAAGTCCGCCACCAAGTCCGCCAACCTCATCCTGATCAACACGATCGAAGACGCGATCGCCCAGCAGGGCGACCTGCTGATCGCGACCGTGGCCGACGACGAAGGCATCATCCTCGGTTTCACCCTGCTGACCAAGTGGCTCAGCGACCGCCCGACCCTGACCGTTCAGAAGCTGATCAAGGACACCGGCAACGGTGCCATCCACACCTTCACCCTCATGACCGGTGAGGCCATCGATACGGCCAAGTCGCTGATCAAGCCCGCCAAGCCCGCCAAGGTCAAGGCCGAGAAGCCCGCCAAGGTCAAGGCCGAGAAGAAGCCCCGCGCCAAGAAGGTCGTGGCCTCTGGCATCGAACGCGATGCCAGCACCGAGCAAGGGCTCATCGCCAAGTATGGTGAGCGCATCGTCGAGGGCTCGGTCCGCTTCGAGACCGACGGCAAGTACGAGGGCAAGCGCACGGTCGAGATCCGCTGCTACAAGCTGCTGATCGCGGAAGAGGACGGCTCGGGCTTCGATTGGGGCGACGAGTTCAGCGGTGAGACCCGCCGCATCGCCACCAGCGACCTGTTCCAGGTCTTCGGCAGCGAGGCCGACCACCACGAGAAGCGCAAGGCCGATCGCCGCTACGCCCACAAGATCCGCGCTGCAGGCCTGACCAAGTAGACCTGACCGCCCAGCACCCAGCCGATACGACAGCCCGGGCAATCGCTCGGGCTTTGTCGTTTCTGTGGCCCATCCTGGCCTCGTCCTGTCACAGGGAGACACTCGAAGCCCCGACCCTATGCCGACGTGCCACCCGGGGGCTCGACTGTCACGGAGGCACCTTCCTGCGAAACGATTGAGCCCCGGCTGTGCACCGGGGCTCGTTCGTGTTGACTATCCAGCGCTATCCTTGGTCAACCTCAGGATTTGGCCCCGCTGGAGGGGGGACCGCCACGACACACGGCATGGCAACGATCGGTGGGTGTTGTTTTCCGTCTTCGGACCGTAGCCGTGACCCACTCCAAAAGATCGATCTGGCGCGGGCCTCTGTCGTGGGCTGCCTGATCAGTACCGGGCCACGGCTGGCGGATCAGCCAGCATCCAAGAATGTCGGTGCTTTCCCGACTGTCATCACCCTCTGGACATTCGTAGGCCGTCTTGGGGTGAGCCCGTCATCCAGCCTGAAAGATCAGCCAGCAGCCGCGACTGGCGCAGCGGGCGAATCAGGGTACTGCTCGAAGCCCTTGTACGCCTTGACCTCCGACTTGCGGAAGACCAGACGCCCCTTGACCCTGAGCCCCGGCAGTCGCTTCAGCCGGTAGTGCCTGCGCACGGTCTCTTCTGCCACGTCGAACAGCTTGGCCACCTCGACCGCTGACAGGACGTCCGCGAACTTGACCTCATCGGGCTTGCCGGTGCTGACCCGCTTGGATTCCCACACCAGCCGCGCCTTGCTCGCTTCCTCGAACTCCTTGGCCGACGTGCGATAGATTTCGAGGAAGCCGAGTGCGTTGCGCCTCGCCACCAGCCTTCCGATTCCGATCAGCTTGCGGATGGTGAATCCGCTGCTGCTCGTCTTCTTCGCGAGGTCGTTGACCGTGATGAAGTCTGATGCTCTGGCCGACGCGGGCGGAGCGTTGGACGGCTGCGGCAATCTCTTGATGTTGGCCATATGCACACTCTAGCACCATCATACCCGACCATCAAGGCCCGATCCGTACACTCTTGATATGCGCGACTCGCTCCATCCTGATCGACCAGCTTGGCCAAACCCAACCAAGATAGCCCCATACCGGCCTGTTGGTTTTTTCTTTTCCTTTTCTCTCTTATTCATATAAAAAAAAAGAAAAGAAAGGGAGGGTGGGGGAGATGTCGAACCGAAGCCGACGTCGAAGGCCTTGGCAGGGAGTTAGAGGGGTATAGACTCGGAGTCATGAACATCGCACCTCTTCCCACAACTCCCACACCACCAAGCCAGCCTCTCAACTGGACCCAAACACGACTCAGCGTGTTCCGTGGAGTTTCTCCAACACCTGTTCAGGAGAACGGTCTCGACCGTATTCTCGAATGGATTCGCACCAATGACAAACTGCGCGAACAGGTGTCGATCATCAGGGCTGCTGTAGCAAACCAGAAGTCTGCAAAGGACATCGACCATCTCAAGAAGCAGTTGCCCGGTGTGACATTTGGTGGCACGTTCTCATATCGCAACCGCCAGGGGTTGATCACCCGCAGTGGTCTGGTGGTGCTCGACTTCGACAAGGTTTCTGGCGCAGTCGAGACCCGCAAGCGTATGGCTTTTGAAGATGAGCACGTGCTCGCCGCCTGGATCAGCCCATCTGGCAACGGCATCAAGCTGCTAGTCGAGTTCTATGCCTACGTGCATGAGGGTATGTATATAGATGAGAACGAGTACCACAAACAGTGCTTCCAGTCCGCCGTTGAACACTTTAGTCGTAGGGACAGCCTGATTGCCGATCATGCCGCCGCCGACTGGACCCGCCTGTCGTACCTGTCCTTCGACGAGAACCTGCTCGTCAAGCCAGCCGACTTCGTCCCGGTGGCGTTCATGCCACTCGACCCCGCTGATCCGAACAACGACATCGCCCCGACGCCCACAGCGCAACCGGCCAAGTCACGACCAAGCAAGTCGAAGAAGTCGTCCCAACCCAAATCGCTGTCCGAACTGGACGAGGTCCGCCCTGTCGTCAACCTTGGCTGGGACGCGAATAGCTGTCCGAATCTCGAAGCTGTGCTGCCGGGCCTGCCCATCCATGCTGAGATCGTCTGCCAGGGCTGGTTGGCTGCCAATTCGACCGACTGCCTGCGCGATCATAGCCCGCCGCATGGCCCGCCGAAGAAGCTGATCGGACCGGGAGCCCGCGATCACCTCGTGTCACGCTTCGCTCACCACGTAGGCGAACGCTACGACGCGGATATCGCTGGCCCGGCGGTCGAGGCGTTCGTCACCGACTGCATCCTGTCGGTCGATGGCGATGAGTACGAAGCCGAAGAGGTGGCCAAGCACAAGCGCATCGCGAAGAACAAGGCCCGCGCAGCGATACCCACGCTCCTGAGTGGTGCTGCCGCTGGTGCTGTCGCTGCCATCAACCCCCGGGTCTCCATGCGACCACCCAAAGGCAAGAGCCTACTGGATGAGGCACGACGCGAGAGCCACAAGCCCGAGAACAACGACCCGATAGCAATCCTCTCGTCATTCGTTGACGGCAAGACGCCCTACAGCGAGCGAGAGATTGCCGACGCCTTGATGGTCAGTCATTTTTCATACAAGGGAGGCGAGACCAAGCTGCTCCTGACCTATGGTGAGGTGACGTATCGCTTTATCAACACGCAGTGGATCAGGATTCACGGATCGGATGGCGTGCTGGCCGAAGTCATGGAAGCGCTGGGTCCGTACGGCTACCCGAACCGGATCATGGAAGGAGTGGCCAAGTGCATCAAGATGAAGCTGTTGTACGACGGCTCACACTATGGACACCCACGCCCACCGTGCCGCATGGACCGTCCCGATTACCGGATGAGCCAAATCCTCTCGTTCACCAACCGGCTTGAGTTCGTCAGCTTCAAGGGCTCTCCCGAGTACAGCGAAGCCTGCAGCCCGCACTTTTTCAGCCCGTTCTCGATCCCGCACCCGTACAGCAGCAAGAACGTCTGCCCGCAGTGGCTCAAGTTCCTCGACAACGTCTTCAACGGAGACCAGGAACGGATCGCCCTGCTGCAGGAGTGGTTTGGTTACTGCTGCATGCCGACCAACCACCTGCAGAAGATGTGCCTCCTCGTCGGGCCTCGCCGCTCTGGCAAAGGCACGACCGCGACGGTCCTGCAACGTATGCTCGGCTCCGATCTGGCGACGCAGATCCTATCCGACAGCCTGTCGTCCGACTTCATCCTGCAATCGTTCATCGGCAAACTCGCGGTCGTGATCGACGACGTCAACGAGGGCGGGAGCAAGAATGCACTGACCTCCGCGATCGATATGCTCAAGTCGATCACTGGCAGCGACACGATCCAGACCAACCGCAAGAACAAGGAGTACGCGCAGTTCGACATCGCGTGCCGGTTCACGTTCACGACGAACAGCATGCCACGCATGCCTGATAACTCTGGCGCTCTCAGGTCTCGGTTCCTCGTGCTCTTGTACGACAATGACAACACTGGCAAGGAAGATGTTGGGCTGCTCGACTCGCTGACCGCTGAGATTGAAGGCATCCTCGCTTGGTCGATCGTCGGACTGCGACGGCTGCTTGCCAACAACCAGTTCAGTGCAACGCCGACGACCGAGAAGCGGATCGATGACCTGCTCATCACCAGCACCCCGGTCGCTGCCTTCGCGAAGGAACACCTGCTGCCTGCTGATACGGTCGACTTCGTCTATCTCAACGAACTGTACGCAGCCTTCCTGCATTGGTCCGGTGAGAATGGCTACCGGGCTTCAATGTCAAAATCACTGTTTGTTCACAGCCTCGTCTCGCTACAAGGGCTCAAGGCTGTGAGCGGCAAGGACCACCTCATGCGTCCGATCTTCTTTGGCATCAAACTCGTCAACACGGACGGTGTGCCATGAGCGACCAACCCCCGGGTGTCAGCCCGCTGCACGTCATCGCCTATCTGCGCTGGCGCACCAAGGCAGAGGCGATGACCAACGACGAACTGGCCCGCACCCTGCTCAAGGCGACCAGCCCGATCGGCAGGATCGGTGAACTGTGCGAGATTGCAGCCGAACGCCTGTCGCCTGGAATTGTAAGGCGTATGGCCGACGAGGACCCGACCATCTGCCCGGTGTGCTACGGCAAGATCGCTGACGATGACACGATCGAAGTCCCACCGGGCGGCAAGGCTCACCACCGCACCTGCTACGACAACATCCGAAAGAAGACCTGATGCCCGACCTCACGCCCGAACCCTTCCGAGTCTGCGCTCCGTACGCCGACTGGCTGAATGACCCGCTGTACTGCGATTGCCCGCCCTGTCGCTGGCACCAATTCGTCGATGGCGGACGCACTGGCCCCGGTGAGCGTTGCCCGCGCTGTGGCGGTGAGACGGTGGTGAGCATCATCGCGACCTGACGCCCCACCCGCTGACCGTGGGTGTTGTGCTTGGTACTTGACAGGTGAGCCCCACCTGATAAGATACCTTCACAACACCCACGGAGAATCAGCCATGACCGCCGCCCGCAACATCAGCCTCGCCACCATCAGCGCCACCGAGTTCGAGGCTCTGGCCTCGTCCACCCGCAAGAGCCTGATCTGCCGCATCACCGGCACCCTGCTCACCAACGACTACGCCCGGGTCACCGGTCGCGAACTGACCGTCAACGACTGCAACCGCCTGCTCGCCATCGCGGAATCCGCCCAGGACAACAGCAAGTCCGACGACGTCCAGGTCTGGGCTGAACAGATCTGCGACCGCCTGCACGCCAAGCTGGCCGAGTTCGAAGAGAAGACCCGCCTCGTGGCGGAGGCTGCCGCGATCGCCGCCAACAAGGCAGCGCTGGACAACACCAAGGACCTGACCCGCGCCACCAACGCCAAGCGCTTTTACAAGCAGGTGGGCGACCGGCACGGTCACACGATCGAACGCACCGAAGCCCTCGAACTGATCAAGGCTGGTTACGAGTTCCAGGTGTTCGAGAGCGCGATGGATGGCAGCGACTACACGAGCGTCATCGTCCCGGCTCCGGTTGGCGATCGTGAGGACGACAAGCAGTGGGCGACCATGAGCGACGAGGAACGTGGTCGCGCTGCCGCGATGGAGCGTGGCGAAACGGTGACGGTCCCGGCTGCCCAGCCCGTCGCCTTGACCGCTGACCAGCAGGCCAAGATCGAGTTGCTGCTCGTGAGCGGAGCCCGCCGCAGCTACGGCTACTTCATCGAGAAGTTGCACGACCTCGTCTCCGAAGCTGTCTGCCGCGAGGACGAGGAAGGCATGACCGATGCCGACTACGAGGCGCAGGACCAGTTGGTCGAGCGCATGACCGACGAACTGGTCGCCCGGTTGACCAAGTGACAGTTGCAGCGGGGGCTTGACACCGAGCCCCCGCTTGGTAAGATGTCGTCACAACCAACCAAGGACGCCAGCCATGAACATCAACAAGACCATCCTCGCAAACATCCGCGCTGCCCACGGCACTGCTGCCGAGCAGAATGTCGCCAACTGGTTCAAGCAGTTGGGCTCGGTCTTCTTCCAGGCGGAAAGCCCGGTGCCCGAGTACGGCACCTGGGCTTCGGGCATGCTCTTCGGCATGCAGATGTTCCTGCGCATGCAGGGCCACGACGCGATGACCGCGCTCAAGATTCAGGAATACATCTGGGGCATGTGGCCCTACCTCGACAAGGATGGCATCGGCTGAGGCCGACACAGCCCACCTTGCAACACCCACACAACACCGATAGGATCGACACCATGGTCGCCCACGCTGCCCCCACCAAACAACAGATCGAAGCGCTGATCAGCATGATTCGCGCCGTCGGTGACGCGATCCGCGAACTCGGCTCC